CGGCTGTTACAAACTACTTCCTTCCAGGGGATTTGATTTCGATTGCTGGTGTTTCAAGCGTTAATCCGCTGTCACGTCAATCAACAGGTCAGAACATGCAGTTTGTGATTACAGCTCCTGCATCTTCTGCAAGTGGTGGTGCGATCACAATTACAGTGGCCCCTGTCATCATTAGTGACACATCCAGCCCACTACAAAACGTGAGCAATGCCATTCCGACATCAGCAGTTGTGACAATGGTACCAAGTTATAACGTGAACGTAGCTTACCCGTCACGCGGTCTCGATATCGTCTGCCCACCTTTATACAAACTACAAGTTCCTTATTCCAGCATTGCAATCGATCCTGAAACAGGCTTGTCTTTGGCTGTAACACAGACCGGTGACATTTTGGGATACCAGAACTTAATGCGTATCGACATTCTGTGTGGCTTCCAATGGCACCCACAATACGCCGTTAAATTATTGTCATAAGGAGCGTCATCCGATGTCACTGGCTTGTGTATATCACGCGTCTCAACCTTTCAGGGTTGTAGAAGATGCGATTGCTGAAGAAATGGTGGCATCGGGTGAATGGTTCAGACACCCAAACGATGTAAACAAACAAAAGGAAATTTCTCATGAAAAGCCGATACAACGGAAATCCCGGAAAGGAAGCGTCAATAGCGAATGTTCGCCATAGCAGATTGGAAGCTGAGCACAGTGCAAAGAACCAGTTTGTTAAAAAGGTTCAAAGTGAACAAGCACGCCATGCAGGACGATCACCGAAATTAAAAGGTGAGTCGATGGATTTCAATGCATACATGTGCAACAACGGCGAACACGCACAAATGCTTGGAAAAGAACTGACACGCGGCATCGATACTGTTGCATTCCCTGTTGACGGTGAAGGTAACGATTCGTAATTGCGAAATTAATTAAATCGACATGTCAGGATGATATGTCGATTTTGTTGATAAATTTCGACGTATCGGAGCAAGGATGCTATGGCGCAGATTGTCAGGACGACAAATGATGTGATCGTTAATTCGCTTTTCCTGCTCGGTGAGTTAGGCACAGCGGAGACCCCTGATGCGTTCATGCTTAAAACAGGTCTTGATCTGTTAAATGAGCTATTAGATAAATTCTCATCTGACAGTATCTACATCCCCTATTTAACGACTCTTTCATCCACTTTCATTGTGGGAAAAGATACCTATTCGATTTCAGATATTATCCTAGGAACGGATATCACCGCTGTTCGAGTAGTGGATTTAACATTCGCAAACTATACCGTGCCCGGAACGGGAATTAATCAGAATTCAAACCCGATTTCATTTAATTTCACCGCTGATACCGTAAGCAACACTATAACAATTGGTGATACGCAAGCTTTCCCAACAGGAACACCTGTCACATTACAGACGTTTGGAACGATTCCGCAACCACTGGTGACGGATGTTACCTACTACACGATATTTGTTGATGGCACACATTTGATGTTGGCCCTGACCGAGCAGAACGCATTGCTAGGCATCCCAATCCCATTAGTTACAAATGGTGTTCCAATCAATGTGATCACAACCTATCAGGGCAACCTGAATACATCCGCCACAGCGCTTGTATACCCATTACGGATTATTAATAAGGCGCAGTACTGGAATATCGTACGTCAAACAAATCTTCTGGCGCGTCCCGGGTTTATCTTTTTGAACAAACAACCAACCGAGAGTTTTATCACGGTCTATCCGGTGCCAGATCAGCCCTATCCGTATCAGATCCAGGTTAAATCCATGATCAATTCATTGGGTAATCAGGACACGCTAGGTGAGCTTCCCCCGTACTATTATGGATTCCTTAAATACGCATTGGCGAGAAAATTTCTCTCATATTATCCATCAGGTAACTGGCCTCAACAAAATGAGGATGAGTACATGGATTATTACAATAATCTGAAGAACTCCAATGAGACTGATTTAACGATCAGACCATCCGTCACGATGACAGCACCAGAACCATTCTACTGGCCAAATATTTTGAGCTACTGATGACGCAGACAACTGACTATGACATCGTTGGAAGTTACAATAATCAGAGGGTTTCCAGCATAGACGCTGAACGCTCTGTGAATCTGTTCGAGTATATTGATCCTTTAGGTAAGAAAGAAAAATCCCTCATTAATACGTCAGGTCTTTTAAACACAAACCTTGTATTTGGTTCGGCTACAGGCGGTTTTAGGGCGCAGTTCGTATTTAAACAGCCTTCAAACGGTGACACAAATGAATATTGCGTGATTGGAAATCAAGTCTTTCGTGTGAGTAGCGCAGGCGCTGTCACGACTCTTGGAACATTGATTAATACCAATGTTGGATATGTTGGAGTTGATGCAAACACATTTCAAGTCATATTCGTTGACGGTCAGAATGGCTATATTTGGGATACGATGGCGTCAACCTTCACTATGATCACAGACACATCATTTCCAGCAAAACCAATTGATGTTTGTTATCTTGACGGATTCTTTGTCGTAGCCAATGGGGACACGAATAACTTTCAGTTATCGACTTTTAATCAAGGGTTGGTATGGGGGCCAGATACTCAGACATTTACTGCCGATGATACCGGTGGAAACAATTGGTTAATTCTAACATCTACCGCAAATTATCAAACAGGCGTTCAGTTTGAAGTTTCAAACAGTGGTGGCGCATTACCTATGCCATTGCTGACTGGTACTACCTATTATGCAATTCGTGTAGATGCAACACATATTCGAGTTGCAACAAGCTATGCTAATGCTATAGCTGGAACTGCAATTACCCTAACCAGCAATGGCACAGGTACAAATACCATTACCAGCGAAGGGCAATTACAGCAAGGCTCAATTACATCACACCCGGGAACAATTGTTGCGTGTCGCACATTACATAGAAGATTATTTTTATTCTCTCAAAACTTCACGGAAGTTTGGGAAAATCAAGGGATCGGAACAAATCTTCCATTCAGGAGAAATAATTCATTGCTGATGGAATACGGCACTCCTGCAATTGGAAGTGTATCAACTGGTTTTGATGTGATGTTCTTTCTCGCGCAAGATCGTGACGGATTGGGTTCTGTCATGATGGTTCATGGGACGGAAACATTACCAGTGAGCAATCGTGCTTTGGACTTTCAATATGCGCAATACGCGGCCAAAGGTCAGGTAGCAGATTGTCGAGCATTTTTGATTAAAGAAAACGGTCTGATATTTTATCGAATGAATTTCACATTGGCCAATCACACATTCGTTTATAACGTGACATTGAGTGACCCAACGCAGGAACAAACAAAATATTGGCATGAAGAAGAAGTATTAAATGGTAATCGTCATCCGGCACAAACTCATGCGTACTTCAACGGTATAAACTATGTCGGTGATTATCTAACGCCAACCTTGTACAGCGTTGATAGTAAAACCTATACGAATAACGGTGAAACTATCAGGCGTATGAGAATCACAAAAGCAATAGTACCCCCTGGATATCAACGAATCAGAATTGATCGTCTACAAGTGGATTTGTTACAAGGTAACATTGCCAATCTGCAATCATCATTTCTGGATCTGGATTTATTGACTGAAAATGGATTTATTATTGATACTGAATCGGGTCTCGATATCTTGCTTGAACAAGATCTGCAATTAACCAATCCACAAGAATTATTTGTCTTTCTATCGATCTCAAAAGATGGTGGTCAGACTTACGGTTATTCAGCAAAAGCGCCTATGGGAAACATAGGTCAACGTACCTTCAGAACACTATGGCGAAAATTGGGTACAACCGTTCGTGGACAAGCATTTGTGACGAAGTTTGAATTTTATGATCCCGTCCCATTTGTGATATTGGGTGCATCGTGGGCTATGGAAATGTTACCGGAATAATTATGGCTAATGATTTTGACCAATTTCCATTATATGACCCGATTGTAAAACCGGGCAGTCAAAAACTGTCTGATATTTGGGTCGGATCAATTTCAACTTTTTATATGAACTTGATCGCGTATTTAACTCAAGGTGGGATATTAATGCCGCAGGTTACGACAGATCAACGTGACCAATTGCAGAACGTAAAAAACGGACAAATGATATATAATACTACGTTAGATCAAGCCCAATACTTCAAGGCAGGAGTTTGGACTTCCTTCTAACACTATTCAAGGATGAATGGTTATGATGAGCGGACAAGGTGGCGGATCAGGGATGATGGGTGGTCAATATGGCGGTGGTCTATCGTCATTTCTAGGCGGTATGTTTGGAAACTCTGGCGGTCCATACGATGACGCCATGAAAGCCTATCAGCAATGGATGAACAAGGCGCAAGGCGTTCAAAATCCGTATCTTCAAGCGGGTAACAATGCGATAGGGCCCTATCAGCAATGGTTACAGCGTATGCAAGATCCTACTAAATTTATGAATGACACGATGGGTCAATATCAAGAATCCCCATGGGCTAAATTTCAGCAGCAGCAAGGTATGCGTGCCGCCAATAATATTGGATCAGCAACAGGCATGACTGGCTCGACTCCAATGATGCAACAAGCACAGCAAAATGCGCAAAACATCTCATCGGGTGACATGCAAAACTGGTTGTCTCAAGTATTGGGAATCAATAATCAATATGGGCAAGGTGAAGCAGGTCTGATGGGCATGGGACAAAATGCAGCGAATGCAATGTCAGGCATGTATCAAAACATGGGTCAGAATGCGGGTCAGATGGCCTACGGTCGTGGTGCCGCGAAAAATAATGATTTCTGGAACATGTTAGGTGGAGCAGGTCAAATGTTGGGTGGCGGCCTATTTAGCTAATAAGGAACTATTTTTATGATGAGCAGCGGAATACCATTACCCGAACAATTGTCGCAGCAGCCTGGAGGCGGGATCGTTGCAGCCAGACAGGGCATTAATGCCATGAATCAAGGTAGCGCTAAAGCTCAGTATGCGCCATATAATGAATATGCGGACGCTTATTTAAAAAATCAACAAGCCAAATGGCTTCCTTACCAATATCGTATGCAGGCATTATCAAATCCTATGCTCTGGATGGCTGCACAAAATAATCCTGCTTTGCGCGATCAGATTACGAAAATGATGTCTGATCCTATGCAAGGTATTGGAAACGGTGCCGTTAATATTCCTCAACCTGGCCAAGGCAGTGGGGTTTTTGATACTGTTAAAAATGCCTTGTTGTCAAAATTAGGAATCGGCGGCGATCAAACATCTGGTCAAAATGGTATGAATTCACAGCCCGGAATAACTGGTTCATCGGGAACACAAGATTTTGGTGCGAATAATCTGGCGAGCCCTTCTTACGTACAACAAGTTGCTGATAATGGAAATGGAACAGGATCAGCTCCAGCTGCTCAAGAAGGTACTGGATCAGCTATGGTTCCAGCAACTCAGGGAACAATACCTGCCGTTGGAGCAGCGGCCACAAAAGAATACAACACACAAATACCGGGAGCTGGCCAAACATATCGTGATCCAAATACTGGTCAGGTTATTTCCGCAGCTACAGGAAGAAGTGCGACTTCTCTGCAAACATCTATTACAGCAGCTAAACGAGTAGCACCACAATTAGAACGAATTGCCAGTGATGCTGCTCCATTTATGACGCTACAGGATGAAGCTAAAACGTGGCTTGAGCGTGGTAAAAATTATGCTTTTGGCGGTAATAGCGAGCTTCCAAGCAAATATGCTGCATATCAATCGGAATTAAAGGCTGCTCCTGAATCTTTAGTAAAAGCATATGGATTAAATCCAACGAATGAAACGATTGAACGAATGTCAGCTGTTATTGAGCCTTATCGTGGAGAAACAGCTACGACCTATAAACAACGAATTTTAACTACGCTTGAAAATATAAAAAATGAACAGGAAAAACAAGCTGAAGGTCAGTTATATGGTGGCATTCCTGTTGGGCCAGAAAATGGGAAATCTGCAAAATCCGCAATGCCAAGTAATACAAAATCATGGCCATCTAATAAAGCACCAGTTAATACTGATGATCCAGCTATTCTTGGTCAGGCGGCTCCAAAAGGCACAAAGTGGATGGTCAGGCCTGATGGTGTTCAGGTTGCGGTTCATACTTCCCGAATGAAAGACGCTAAAAAACTGAATTATCGAGGGATCAATGACTGATTACCCTGATCTGTCACAGCCGATTGAGGCAAGTTCCAGTTATCCTGACTTATCGCAGCCAATTGACGCGCAAGCAAATAATGGATCAGATCAATCTTCAAGTCCTATTATGGATAAGATTAAGTCTGGATTGAGAACGATATTGCCCACGCCACAAATGCCATTGGGGTTGAATGTTGCATCAGGTGCATTGTCTGCTTTTATGCCGCCAACACAAAGAAATCTATTAGAACAAGCGCCGCAAATCATGTCCGGTAGCAATTATGGTGTGCCTCAAAAAATAGCATCAAGCGTTGGAGAGACAATACCCGCAATGTTAGCAGGTGGCGGTAGTCTGCCAGGACAAGCAATGGCTGGGTTCGGCATGGGTGCGATGTCAGCGCCTTCTGGGCAGCGGCTTGAATCAGGTGCTGAGAATGCATTGCTTACAACAGGAATTGGAAAAGTTTTACCGATGATAGGTAAGACTATCGGAAATCTTGTCTCTCCTGCGACAAATAAAAGCATGGCGAGTAATATACAGAATATTCATGATGCGATAGGTTCTCAGGCTTCACAAGGCTTTCAGGATGTAAGCAAGGGTGTT